GTCCCGCTCGCGTTCGAGTTTACGGGCAAAGTCGGAACGCACAACCATTGGGTGATCGCAGGATGGCCATGTCATACACGGAAATTCGTGCTTATCTGTCTCAGGTGTCGGTGTGTCGTTCGTAGTTCGATTGACGGGATCTAGCCCCGCGTCTCGGATTTGTTCGTGGATCGGGCTGTCGCTCCATGTTGGGTGTGTGTTCATAATCTACTCTTTATTCGTTATTCGTTATTCGTTATTCGTTATTCGTTAATCTTGTCGATTGATTCTCGTGCGAACCCGTATGCTAGAAGCGCAGGAACAATCAAGTCCTCCCACACCTCGTGTATGCTGAGATCGTCGTACTCGACACGTACCTCTGCGGAGTGGGCATATTTAGGTTTAGAGTCGGTAGTTTGTAGTATTATTCTCATCGGTAACCGGAGGTTTTTTTGGCGACGCTTTTTGGCTGCGGGACAAACTGCTTACCTTTGGCGTTGCCTTTTGCCTTAGCTTGATTGGTGGCATTCTTCTCACTTTGGGAAAGTGCACCCCACGCCTTGTCAGGCAGGTAGCGTTTCTTGCCCTCGCTCGGAGAACCATCGGAGGTGCGCCACTTCTGCTCCGTCCACTTCTTCAAAGATTCTTGTGGCTTCTTCATGATGTATAGCCACCTCCCTTGGCTTTGTATTGTTTGGCGAGAAGTTGCGCCTTGCGGGCTGACCACTCTCCTGCGTCTCCGCCGGAACTGCCAGCTTTAATCTTGTTGAACAAGGTCTTACGCATCGTAGGTTTCGTGTAGTTTCCGGCTGCGTTGACCGTAGACTTCGATTTTGGTTCACTCATGTTTTTAGGGGTTGGAAGCCCCTATCTACTCTGACCGCATCGACCTGTCAATTATTTCTTTAGAAAAGTTCGTCCTCTAAAAGAACGATCAATTCTCGAAACGTTTCAGCAGTGTCGATGATGGAGTAGTTCGGTAGGTCGAACTCATCAGCTACCATGTCTCTAAAAGCGGCAAACTCGTCAGGCTCGAAGAACGCTTCAAGCTCGTTACTAAAAGGAAGTTTCACGGTAAACCCTGTGACGTCTTCGATAATAGCCTCAAGAGCGTTTATGATGTAGCTTCGATTCATGTTAGTTGGCGATCTCGATTGTAGCGTGCGATCAGAGCGGCGTCAACCATTCCGTCGTGCGGCGTTTTGCTTCTAGTGGTGGCCAGCCATTGTTCTGTAGGCCACAGTTTGTTGGCGGAGGCTAGGGCGGCGACCTTAGTCATGCCCTTCGCAAGTCTCTTGCCGAGCATCACATCCTGCCACTCTTTCACTTGAGTCCTGATTACTTCAAACTGTTTAGCTTCGCACGCGCCTAGGGTAAGACCGAACGAGATGCTCATGGACCGCATCGCTTGCGAGGACTTGGCGTGCTTGAGCGGCTCCTCAATGCAGACGACCATATTATTCCTGTAGGGCTCAAGCCAATCAAGTAGGACTCTAACATCCACTTCGGATTTGCCCACTACCGTTTTGGTGGGCATGGCTCTGTATGCGAGCACACCACCGTCAAACGCCGCCACAGCGCAAAGACCGCCACTGATCCCGTTGTCTACGCCTATGATAACGGTGTCCTCATTCATCTGACTCGTCGGACTCCTCTGCATCTATAATCACGGAAGCACTGCCGCCGTTGGTTGCCCTACTGTTGTTGAGGATCGAGACGTCGATGGTAAGCGAGCCCGCTCCCCCGCTACCGCCCTTGGGGTTAAGGCCGAGGTTGCGGCGGATTAGCTGGTCTAGCTCGGATAGTTCGCGAATGGTTCTTGGACCACGTACGTTCATCAGGTTGTCGCGCAGCATCTTGATCGCGCTCGCCGCGACGTAAGCCTGATACTTATCCGCCGGACTAGATTGATTCTCGGCCACTTCCAGTAGGGCCTGCTGTTCCATGTCTCGCGCCGCCAGTTTGGCGTCGGCGATTACAGCAGTGGCGGTGTCATCGAGGTTCTTGGTAAAGGGTTCAGCGTCGCTGTCTGGTTTGTCTACGATTACGTCTTTAAGCCATCGGCCAATCGTATCGAAGCTGACGCCGATCTGTTCGGCAATACGGGTCTTCATCACGCCTTGCTGATACATCTCAATGGCGCGTTGTACTTTTGCTGCTTTGGCTTGCCGACGTTCGGCTTGTCCTTTGCGTAGCTTCGCCGTTGGCGTTATCTCTTCTTTCTTTGCAGGCATGCGTAAGCGAGGTAAGAACATAAACTATTACTTGTCAAACTTTTTTAATGGGGTAGCCTCCACTCCACTTCACTTATGGGCCGACCAAGAAAATACGATCCCGACAAGACTTCAACCTCCGTGTTGGAACCTCGGATAGATCCCGCCACAAACAAGATGGACGTTGGGGGTTTCCTGATTCCTGTAACCAACACCCTTACCGCTCTGTTGTGGGGGTTCGCCAATCACCCAAGCAACAAAGCGAAGGAGTTTTATTTCTGGCGCGTGGCAGACTTGCTCTGGAACAGGGATGATTTACCTGAGCACATGTTCCTCAAGCACCCGTGGGCAGAGCAGATTATTCGCGAGTGTGTAGGCAACAAATATTTGGCGATTGGGGGCGCGGCGTCCAGCGGCAAGAGCCACACCCTTGCTGGCTACGGTATCATCACTTGGCTGGCAAGACCAAGAGACACGCTTGTCCTGATGACCAGCACCACCTTGCGCGAGGCGCGGAAACGGATATGGGGCTCGGTGATTTCTTTACTGTCCGTCATTGACGGAGCTCCAATCAACATTCGGGACTCGACCGGATCGGCGAACTACATCGACGAGCACGGTAAGACGTTTGACAGAGCTGGTCTTTCGCTGATCGCGGCGGAGAAAAGTCGTACGCGTGAGGCTATTGGTAAGTTTATTGGTCTTAAACAAAAGCATGTGTTGCTGATCGGTGACGAGCTCGGCGAGCTTAGTGAGGCTATCCAACAAGCCGCGCTCGCCAACTTGAGTAAAAACCCAAGGTTTGATTTTGTGGGGCTGTCCAATCCGGCGAGCAGGTTCGACTCTTTTGGTATCTGGTCTACACCGAAGGGTGGCTGGGAGTCCATTACACCCGACGTAGATGACGAGTGGACCACAAAGTGGGGCGGTAAATACATCCGACTGGACGGTGAGCGCAGCCCTAACGTGGCAGCAGGCTACACAGTCTATCCCTTCCTACCAACCGCCGAGAAGATCGCGGAAGACAAAGCCCTGTTGGGTGAGAGTAGCCGCGCTTACATGCGAATGGTTCGTGCCGTGTTCTTTGACAGCGACGAAGCTGAGGGCATATATGGCGAGTCCGAGATACTCAAGGCGAACGGCATGAAGAGAACCGAATTTGTTGGTCCTTCTGCGCTGATAGCGGGGGTCGATCCGGCGTTCACCAACGGCGGGGACAGGACAATTATGTACACCGCTAGGGTAGGCCAGTTCGCGGACGGTCAATACGGCATGCAGTTCGAGGAGTTCATAAGCCTCAACGATGACGCAACCAACAAGGCGGTGCCGAGGACGTATCAGATTGTGCACCAGATTCGGGACACCTGTATCCGGTTAGGGATCAAACCGGAGAACGTTGCTATCGACTCCACCGGAGCGGGCTCACCATTCTGCGACGTTCTAGCGGGCGAGTGGTCAGATCAATTCTTGCGCGTACAGTTCGGGGGTAAGGCTTCGGACAGGCGGGTTAGTATGAACAGCAAGCTCACCGGAGAGGAGCTCTACACCAACCGCGTGTCGGAGCTGTGGTTCGTCGGCAAGGAGTTCCTACGCACCAAGCAGATAACAGGGATCTGCGATGTGCTGGCAAAGGAGATGTGCATCAGGCGCTACGAGATGGTCAAATCCGGTAACCTGCGCGTCAAAGTCGAAACCAAAGCCGAACTCAAGCAGCGGATGGGGCAGTCACCAGACATCGCCGACGCCGCGTTCATTGCACTGGATCTGGCACGGCAGCGGCACGGGCTCGTCGCAGTAGACGCGCCGAACAAAACGGAGATGGGTATATTCGGGCGGTCAATGCCGCGAACGCTAAGAGACCTAGACGTAGTTAGCAGGTCGAGACACGCGTATTTGGATTGAGGTTAATGCAAGTGTATTGCAGGAACGACACGTGGAGAAAGTTCAAAGAGTTTCTGGAAAGTGGGTAATTCATAATAATTCAGTAAATTAAGGTTTATGAATTACTGAGATATTATGAATTACTAAAGAAGAGAAAGATTATATAGTGTTAAATCTTACGGTTCACTTTCTCCCATGCGGGCCAGAACAGTTCGTCAAGTGCTCGCACGATTGGCTCTTGGGTATAGACGTCGCTGTAGGAGACGCCCGAAAGAAACAGCGCAGCCTCGACCATCTCGTGCCTCAGCGTTTCGCGTAAGAGCTTTGCATCCTTAACCGTTTTCCTGTCTAGCTCGATAACCTTCGCGTCTGGCAGGTATTGCCCGTAGCAGTCGTCGAGGTCTTTCACCCGTATCGGTATCCTGTGTCCGGCAATAGAAACACTTTTAAGCATCGAGCTTAGTCTACGGGTCAGTCGAGCAGGAGTCCAGTTAAATGATACAGGATACAGGTCACCTGACCCAAAAATAATGTCTTGATTTCTTGACAAAAAAGATTCAGTATCTGCGGCGTGCCCGCCCAATTTAAGAGAACACCCAACGGTAAGATCCAATACCGTGGCGAATTGTTTTCCGGTTTCAATAAACCGAAGAAGGCTCCTGCTGGTGACCCCAAGAAATATGTCGTGCTTGCAAAGAGCGGCAGCGACGTGCGTAAATTGAAGTTTGGTCAGCGTGGTTACAAAGATTTCTTGCAACACAAGAGCGAAAAACGTCGCGCTAATTTCAAGTCTCGGATGAATTGTTCGTCCGAAAAAAATAAACTAACGCCCAAGTGGTGGGCATGTAACTACAACTGGTAAATCATTATGGCCGCTCCAAACAACACTCCGAGGGACAAACAGAAAAGAATGGATGAAGCCAATGCGGCTGCTCTCAAGGCTGAGGAGCTGAGTAAAGCAGGCGGTATTCCAATGGACGGGATGAGCCCTACCGGCGCTCCCGAGTCCACTATTGGCATGTCTAGGAATGAAAAATTCTTCTCCCAAGGCAGGGCGCTCGATAAATCGCAACGGGAAGGCTACAAGACTTTCGGCGATAAGGCTACAGGCGAGGGGATAAACGCCGCGAGGAAACTAATGGGACGGGCACCGATAGCGAATACGCCTCGAGAGTTTGAGCAGAATATAAATACGTCTGTTGGTTACGGTGGTAAGAGCGCACTGCTCGACCAAGCGGGACGTGATAAAGCCATGAAGGCAGGCATCGGTGCGGGTCTGAGTTATGAAGAAGCTGACGCCGCAGTGTCAAAGGCTTACGATTTCCTGAAAGGCAAATACGGCGACCCTACTACGCCGACTACGCCGACTACGCCGACTACGCCGACACCGGATACGACTACGACAACGCCATCGACGATATCGCCTACACCTACTGTGCCTCCCGTAGTGCCAGTAGAAAAAAGCCCTACTATGCAGTTCTTCGAGAACGTCCTAGCGGGAGGAAGTCCTGAGCGGGCTCTAATAAAAGGGGGATCACTAGCCCTTAAAGGAATAAGGGAATCCCAAGCCGCCAAAGCTGCCGCCGAAGCCGCCGCCAAAATTGCTGGTGCAGCAGGTGATGCTGCCAAGCCTTTTAGTATGATAGACGATGCAGCTGAAACCGCAGCTAGAACCGCATCTGAGGGACTCAAACAGAGGGGGTATAATTTCACAAGTCCTGCGGGCGACGCTACCAAACCTTTTAATATGGTAGACGATGCTATCAAATACGCAGACACTGCAAAGACCCTGAATGCAACCCTTGATGCTGCTGCTATAGCTGCCGAGAAAGCTGGGCTTGACGCATATAACGCCGCCCTACAGGCAGGACAAACTAAAGAAGCAGCGGTTGCCGCAGGTAATGCCGCTGAGGACGCGGCACTCAAAAGCGCATACAAAGACGCAGCGGACAGTGTTGGTAAACCTTTCGACGCGGTAGATGAAGCTGCCGGAGCTGCCGATGAAGCTGCCGGAGCTGCCGATGAAGCTGCTGGCGCTACCGATGAAGCCGCCGGAGCTGCCGATGAGACCGCCAAAGCCGCTGGAAAGGGCAAGGGCCTTTTCTCCCGACTCATTGAAGGGGCCGCCAACACATCCGCAGGTAAGGCCATCGCTGCGGGGGGCAAGGCTGTTGCCAACACATCCACAGGTAGGGCCCTCGCTGCGGGCGGCAGGGTTGCTGGTAAGGGTCTTAGGTTTGTCGGTAGGGCTGCTGGTCCGGCGCTGGAGATATACGACGCAGGTAGGTATTTTACGGGTGACGAGGAAGTGAAGAATCAATACGCCGAGGACGCTGCGACCCTTGGGCAGCGGGTGTTCCAACCTAAGTCATTGGGCGAGTTCGCAGGAGGGGTCGGTGATGTATTGAGCCCCACTAAGAACGTGCTTGGCACCGCTGAATCAGTAAGACAACTGCTGAAGTCTCAACGGGGTGCGAGGGAATCCGAAGCCGCTCTTGCGAATATGGAGAATATCTACAAGGCGATAGATGACAGGCGTAGAGAGATGTACCCCGACGAGGTGTTCGCAAAACTACCTCGAAACCCCAAAGAAAGAGCAGCAGCAGGTTTACCGGAGGACACCCCTACGCAGAGCGAAGTCAAGAACATGATTAGAAACGAGTTCCGTAAAGCGGGCGCAAAGTTCTAAGAAACAAAAAACTCTATGGCTGAAGACGAAAAAACCAAAGCGCAAGATTTTTCCTACGAGGGTGATATTCAACCTCTGATGAATCAGTATTTTAACGTAGCTGCCAACAGCGGTCTGAGCGGTGACGCTCAAATATCATTCTTACGAGGGCAGCGCAGCAGACTCGAAGGGCAAGCTGATAAGGCTATGGATCTCAAACTAAGAGGGATCGCTTTCGAGGACGCCAAACTGAGGCTGGAAGAGAATAGGAAGAAGTCATTAAGCGCACGCGATAACATGACAGCCCTTAGCGCACTGCAACAACAGCTGGACTTCGGCCTAACACAGGTACCAGAAGAACAGCGACCTAACTATCTTGCTAGAGTTGCGGTTGCCAACGGTGAGCTTATTGGCTCAGACGAATCAGCTAAGTCTATGGTGGGCAGCGCATTCAAAGGTTTATCTTCCAGCAAGGATAACTCTAGAATGGAGCATCAGAACACCATCCTTAAAGGACTCGACAGCGTTAAGTTCGGGGAAGTATACGGCAGTCCGACTGGTGATTTTGCGGACGTCGGAGAAAAAGCCAAAGTGGAACGCGTTGTTGCCCTCGGCACGTCGGAAGAACAACAACAGGCAGCCGAAATGAGTGCTCAAGAGCTTTACGGACTCGCTAAAAACATCAGGACGCGCTATGACGCGAGCATACTTAGTGGTGGCAAAGCCGCTACGACTTCCAGCCCCCGATCTCTATTTTCAAGTAAAACAGTTGCACCAATGGCAACACCGCCTTAGATAACATAATACCAAACTAAATTACCACCATGCTGGAAATTAAATCATACGACGACTGGAACGCAAACCAAAAGGAT